GTCGGCTTCGGTAGGATCGCTACCATTGCCGTTGAGTGCGAGTTCGATGCGAGACTTGACGAGGATGAACACGTGACCATCCCTTGCGAGGATGTCAACCTGATCGTCCACCTTGAGCTTCTCAGCCGCATTGCGGAAGCCCTGGTACATGGTCGTCGCAGACTTCTTACCGAAGTCCATCGGCCACTCCTCGGCAGGATCGATTCCAGGCTCATCACTCTCAGTCATGAGCAGGTTGAGCTTCTGCTCGTACAAGCCTTTGGTGCGCTTGTTCTCGTAAAGCTCCTGAATCTTGCTCATGTCAAGACCCTTGAACTGAGTGGAAGGAGTCTCCATTGAGAATCACCTCACTTTCCTTTAGATTTTTCGTGCTCCCGTTTTACTGGGCAACCTTACGTGTTTCGCTTACCCTGTAAGGTTAGCACACTTGCACGTTAGATGCAAGTCGGCTAACCTTACGGTTAGCTAAGACTGGTTATGGTGCTGGAACGTAGCCGAGGACTTTTTCGATCGTTCGCAAACGATCCGACACTTTCCAGATTTCCAACTTGGCAGACTTGCGATTGCCACGCGGAACATCTGGCATGATCGTTTGAAGCTCGTTGTGGTACCAGTAAAGCTCACGGTACTTTGCGAGCAACAGTTCCTCGCCATCCTCACCGAGTCGGATCTTTCTCAGTTCCTTCTCTTGATCGGCATCCATGATGGCTCCCGTTTGTGTTGTTCTTGCCATTTGAGTCTATCACATCATTTGAGCGAAGTCAAGTTGAGTGCAAAAGACTCACATTTTCTTAGCGATTGCCGCGCACACGAACGTATGTTCGATTGGGCGACTTGTAAGTGACCACTCACACTAACTACACACTTTGTTAGTTTAGAGTGTTTTGAAAACACTCTAAACTAACTTTGTGTGTTGATAGGGGGTGGTGGTGATTTTCGGAACGTATGTTCGTGCGAAAGCTTGGATTTGTGACTAGCACCAAGCTTAGCCAAACCTAGCGTTTGACGCTAGGCTTGATAAGCCTGCACTTCGTCGGGATTCCACGGAACGTAGTGTCTTGATCCGTTCGCTTGAATCACGGTGCGACCTTTTCTTGATCGCTTTGGTGTTCCTTGCCTTCCAATGAACACGCCGCGTGTTTCAGGAGTGAGCTTTCCAAAGCTCCATTCACCATTGGCGAAGAACTTGATATCGCCAGGTTGCTTGAACAGTGCTTTGCTTCCACTCTGTCCTGTGGAGGCTTGTTCATGGAGGACGCGGATTTGCTCGATTGTGAGCATTGCTTTCCTCCTAAGTTGTACTTGCTTTTGACTTGCACTTACAGTGTAGTCGAGGACGCACAATCTTGCATGAAGATTAGCTAAGAAAGCTAGGCTGACTACTAATCGTAGTCAGCCTGGCTCGATGCGATATTCCAAGTCATCGCCCGCTGGCGCTGCTCAGCGACCACCCTAACTTTAGACGTAGTGGTACCTTTGCGTCGGAAGCTAGATGCTGGCACTACGCTAGTGCCGTTAGCGTCCGTCACCCTAATGTTGGGCGATGTACCCTCGCACTTTTGCGCGTTAGTGTAGCGCATACGCGGAGGCATATTTGGGTATGCTCGCTCGCACTCATTCTGGGGGATTAGACCGATGCCGCGCATGTAGCTGCGATCGTTAGTAGCATGGACGATATTCGCCCGACTATCCTCGATTGCTTCGCGCGCCATGAATCGCTCATGATCCGCCAGGAGTATCGCGCGCATACGATCATCGTATGTCATCGCTGTCCTCCATCTCGATTGTCCGTTCTCGACTACAACTACAGTGTCGCCCACCAACATTAGAAGCAGCCTAAAACATTGTTTGGATATAGTAAGGATTGTTGTTGCGAACGCAACTATTCCGGCCGAACTGTCCCCGAGTTTGTACCGAATAAAAATGGCCCTCGAATCAAGTCAAATATAGTCTACAAATCTCTAGGCCAATCCAGTCATTTGACCGAGCCGGCGGATTGCACTGAGTAACAATGTATACTTCACGGCAGCAGAACCAGTCAGCCTGCCCCACAATAACTACAAGTAAGGAGGCTGAATCAAATGAGTGAAGCCGTACCAGAGGAAGGCGAGCCTACTGCTCCAGATCCCGATGCTCCTGATGAGGATACTGAGGACGAGGACGAGGCTGGCGACGAGGAAGCCGCAGAGTCCGAGGACGAGGCAGAGAAACTACAGTTCGGACTCAGTGATGAAGCTTTGCAAGCCGAGCTTCATTCGTATGCCGCTGCGCTGAGGCAAGAGTTCGAACTGACAAACAACTCAAAGTCCTCAGCGCCAGAGGATCACGCAAACGTCGAACGGTACACACGTGACTTCTTCAAGAAGAACCTCGCACACGCAGCAGCACAAGTCGTATGGCTCTCGTCTAACTCGGATAGTGACTCCATCCGACTACGTGCTTCTATGTTTATCATCAAGGAAGCACTTGCTGCCAGTGCTGCTGAAGGCGATCCAATCTCCGAACTACTCTCCCAACTCAAATCACCCACGCAACCTGTCGCCCCCAACGAGTAATCCCCTCTCAACTACCAATCCCCTAACAACGTGGCTCACAAACTCAACCCACACAGATACACGAGGATCGTACACGTACACCGCAAAACCAACAAAAAGCGCGCGGATGAAATCCACGAGAAGATGCCGCCATTGAACCCACGCCCATCTAGCGGAAGATCATACTGACCGCTCCAGTCTCAGCTACACCAGGTATTTCAGACAAAGCTCTCTACGAGAAGCTGGGCTTCAAACCGCATAGTCCAGGTCAGTCTGAATACCTGTACTCGCAAGTCAGATTCAACATTCCCTGCTGTGGTCGGCGATATGGTAAATCACAAGTCGCCGGCCACCGCATGACGTATAAGTCGTTTGTGCCAGATTCAATCAACTGGATCATAGGCACAAGCTACAGGATCGGGGAGAAAGAGTTTCGTGTAGTATGGGAGGACTACACCAAGCTGGGGATCTTGAAGTATTGCCGCAAGGCATACTCACAACATCAAGGTGACATGTATATTCGCACGCCTTGGAATGCTCTCATCCTAGTGGTTAGTGCGGATAACCAAGATTCCCTGCTAGGTGAAGGACTGTCTCATGCTATTCTCTGCGAGTCTGCACGTCACGACAGATCAATATGGGAACAGCATATTGAGCCTGCGTTGTCTGACCTGCATGGGAGTTGTGACTTTCCATCAACGCCACGCGGATATAACTGGTATCACGGACTGTGGATGCTGGGTGAAGAAAGTAGTATCTTCAACGGACGCTTTGATGGCCCCAAACAACTCAGCGCGTATAAGTCGTGGCAGTTTCCAACATGGGAGAATACTGCACGATTCCCAGGAGGATACGAAGATCCAGAAATCCAAAGAGTCCGAAACGTCGTAAGCAAGCATTGGTTCGATCAGGAGTACGGTGCTCAGTTCACCAGCATGACTGGTGCGATCTACGAGGAGTTCCGAGAGGACAAGCATGTCATCCAAGCAAGTCAATACGAGTTCAATCCTGATTGGCCAAACTATCTCGCTTTCGACTATGGGTTCGCAAACCCGTTCGTCTGCCTCGACATACAGGTTGATCCAACAAACGATCGTGTCTATGTGTGGAGAGAATACTACGAGACTCAACGTTCCACAATGGATCACGGTTGGGCACTCAAGAACCGCTCAATCAACAGTGAGAATCCGCCGGGATATCACGTCGATGGTATGTGGGGCGATCCTCGTGGTGCTGATGAAGCTGCCACTCTCGCATCGATTATCGGTTGGGTGGCTAGCGAAGATGTACGTTGGAAGCTCTCAGTCGAGCAGATCAAACGTATGCTCAAACAGCAACCACCGCTGTTACTAATCACCACAGCCTGTCCGAATCTCATCAGGCAGATGAACAAGCTTCACGTGAAGGAGCAGGGCCGCAATACAAAGTTCGATCTTCAAGAGCAAACCGGAGATGGAAATATTCAACATAAGGTGGATGATCACGCAGCAGACGCCCTACGCTATTTCATTGGTCCATTTTACGTCGCCGGCGCGGATAGTCACCTTACGGATATTTACGGAGCCAACTATAAAGGTTCCGAGTCCGAGGACTTCTTCAAACTCAATACCAAAGTGACGATGGATGACGTCTTTACGATTGGTAACCCTTATGGACGCTGAGCAACTGGCAGAGTTCTTTCACGAGACATACGAGCGTCTTGCTCCTGAGTTCGATTACAGGACACGCAAGAAAACTCGCAAGCCTTGGATTGATCTGCCACTGAACGTCCAGAATCTCATGGTCGCTGTTTGTCACGAAGTGTTGGTGGAACTGGATGCCGAGAAGAAATCGAAAACCCAAGCACACTAAGCAGAAGTCCCATCAGCCCAAGCTCCAAAAGAGCAAGAACAAACACCGAGATAAACCACAATAGCTAACGCATTCACAAACTTCTTCCGGCGCATATTTGCTGCGCCTGTGAGTCAACCTACAGACTCCACTCCTGTGGCGCCTTTGGGTACAAGGGCACCGCGCCACGCAGCTCCGAGTAGTACGTATCAAGCGCGAGGCATCGATGATGACCAGATTCAGCAGCCTGTGTTGGATCAGGAGTCAGGATCTAGTCAGCCTGTTCAGATCATCGAGATTGTACCGGAGCTAGTCAGTCCGTACACAAGACTTCGCACGTATACATACATGATGAATGACGCTGGCGTGGACGTTTCCATGCGTGCTGTCAAGACACCTGTGTTGGGCGCAGATTTCTATATCGATCCTTACGACAATCTGCCGGTAAATGCTGAAATCGCGGCATTTATCGAGGATAATCTAGTTGGTGGAATGACTGCGCCGTTCTCTGACTCACTTGAAGATATCCTACATTTCTTCGAAGATGGCTATGCTGTCTTGGAAAAAGTGTATGAGATGCGTCCGTGGACTCCACCAGGCGAAAATCGCAATACCAAGAACTATACCATGTTGAAAAAGTTGGGAGTGCGTCCTCCGTCTACCGTACAGTCTCTACAGTACGATGACAACGGAGATATCGTCAGTGTCGTGCAACAGGCGATTCGGGCGAACAAATCGTCTGAAAGTGTGACTATTCCAGAGGCTAAGATGCTGGTATTCACGTTCGGACGCAAAGGTGGCGATCTTACGGGACGATCGCTATTGAGGACGGCTTACCCACATTGGTATTACAAGACGCACTTCTACAAGATCGACGCAATCCAGAAGGAGCGTCACAGTCTGGGCATCCCCAAGGGCGTCTTGAAACCCGGCTATACGCCACAGGATAAACAAGTCCTTCGGAACTTGCTCCAAAACTTGCGTACTAACGAGGAAGCGTTCATGCTTCTCGTTCCTAACGTAGACGTGGAGTTTGCCCAGATTCACGGTAATCTAGTGGATGCGCTGGATTCAGCTACGCATCACAACACAATGATTATGCTGAACGTGATGGCTGAGTTTCTCGCTATCGGGTTCAAGGGGGCGTCGGGTAGTCGAGCCGTGGGTGCTGTCCAATCGGACACATACATGAAGTCTCTCAGATATGTTGCCAACTATATTTGTGAGGTTGTCAACATGTATCTGATTCCAGAACTCGTAGTCTGGAACTACCCGACGAAAGATTTTCCACAGTTGAAGTGTAGGAACATCGGTGAAGTCAAAGATCTTCAAGCTCTTGGTTCCGCGCTGGCTGCGCTCGTTGCACAAGACGCAATCACTATGGATGATCCAACAGAAGATTGGATCAGGGAAACGTTTGATATGCCCAAGAAGCAGCATCCTGCTCCTGGTGAGCGCGTTCCTACCAAAGAAACAATCACTGAGATGATACAGCCTAACGGGAGCAATGGGGGGACAAACGGACAACCGACACAACCGACGCAAGCAACAAGAGTGGCAAGAGGTAATGTACTTGGTGGCGCAGGTAAAGGACGCGGATCTGGTAATGTCGGAAAAGCTCCGTCCGGGCCGGAATAAGAAGTTTGCTGTTGGTATCTACTTCGTAAGATGGGGACGCCTGTATCGTATCAACGATATTGACATAAGTAAGGCGTTCTATCTAGTGGAAAACTGCTCCACAGGATTCCAAGATTGGATACCAGCAGAGAATCTACAGCTTCAAAGAGAGGAGGTGAAAATCATAGGCCATGTTGGAAACAGCACTAGCTAACATCGATGAGGAACTTGGTTCATCGCAAGAGAACGTACTGTGGATCGAAGCCTTGCCTGCGCGCTTGTATACGACTCCGCAGTATGGCGAAGTTCCAGTGACTGTCGATAAGCTCAATCGTATGGTGACAAACTTCAACTCCAACGTTCGTGGACAGGAGATTGCTACCGACTTTGAGCATGGACTCGATCAATCGAAGGGCAAGCAGGCAAGCGGTTGGTATCGTGAGTTCGCAGTTCGTCCATCAACTGATGATCCTGAGCAGCAATCACTGTGGGCGAAGGTAGAGTTTACTGACGATGCCAAGAAGGAAATCGAGGCGAAGAAGTGGCGTTACTGGTCGCTGGAATGGGACGATGAATACTTCGTCAATGATACTGGTGATAGCGTCCCTGACGTTATTATTGGTGGCGGTCTTACGAATCGTCCTGTGGCCAAGCGCACCATGCCCATAAACTTCTCCGAGGAACTGTGGAATGAACTCGATGAGGACACTCAAAAGCAGTTCGCGGTGTGGTCAACAGCACAAGTCAACGACCTACCTGACAGTTGTTTTCTCTACATCGAGTCTGGCGGAAAGAAAGATAGTGACGGCAAAACTACACCACGGTCACTTCGCCATCTGCCATACAAGAACAGTTCCGGTAAGATCGATCTGCCACATCTACGGAATGCGATCGCGCGCATTCCACAGATGAAGGGTATCAGCGATTCACTCAAGTCTAGCTTGCAAGCCAAAGCTCGTCGTCTGCTTGGTGGTAGTAACAAGCAGAACAGTGAATCACCGGAAGTGCAGGCTGCATTTGAACTGCTCACTATACAGGGCTATGAAGTAACGCCTGCGTTTGCTGAGCAGAAGGAATGGGAGCATTCGTGGCCTGGTACTGGTTCACCACCTACGCCACAGCTAGGATCACCTGAACAGCCTGATCCTGGTACTGGTCAGTATGTACCTCCGCTGATCGGTGATGTTGCTCAAGAGAATCCTGATATCGGTGGTGGCTGGCGTTGGGATCCGCTTCCACGTGTTCAAGCTGGTGTACCACCACAGTCAGGTCAGATTGGTCAACCACCTGATCCTGGTGCACCAAACGTGGGTAACATGACTCCCAAGCCTGGTGGGACGCTTTACACGAAGTTCAGTGAGGATGCATGGAATGTTGTAGTGAAAGATGTTGCGAAAGGAGGTGGAAAGTTGAATCTAGCTGAGCTAGGCACTATCGTTGGTCTCTCGTCTGAGGGCGTGAACTTCGAGGATGAGGCTCAAACGACAGCATTCAGTGGTAAGGTGAAGGAGCGGCTTGAGACTGTGTTCTCTGAGCACGCTGCTCTCAAGCAGGCTGTCAACGTGAGCAACGAAGAAAAGCAGTTCGCTGAGAAGTTCCCAACCGTATGGCGTGAGCATCAGGAGATGATCGAGCGTGATCGTGAAGGCAAGGCTCGTGCATTTGCCGAGTCTGTGCATACGATCACACGCACCGAGGGTGACAAGCAGGTGAAGTCTGGTTCTGGTTTGTCTGCTCTCGCACTCGACAAGGTGGCTGACGTTCACAAGAAGTTCAGCGAGGGTAAGGTTACTGCCGCTGATTTCGAGGACGTTATCAAGACCATCACAAGCGGTGGGATCGTGCAGTACGGTGAGAACGGATCCTCACGCATCAAGGACGAGGATCAGGTCATCGTCAACACAAGCAGCATGGCCGGCTTGCAGAATGCTCGCAAGCTGTTCGCAGAGAAGATCGGTGAAGTGCAAGCCGAGCACAAGGATGATCCGAACTTCTCGTATGCAATGGCAATCAACGAGGCTGCCAAGCGTCATCCTGATCTTGCGGATGCGTATCAGATGGCAGCTCCCGCATAGAAAGGAGGTGGTAGATAATGCCGTGGGGAAACTACGTTCTCGATATTGGTATGGACGTAGCTGCTGGTCAGCAGTTGACCAAGTTCACCGCTGTCAAGTATAGCGGTGAAGATCAGTGTACGCCTGTTACCACGATCGCGGACGTGATCGCTGGTTTCTGTCAGTTCAACGTCACTACCGCCGACCTTGCAAATGGCAAAGGTGCGTCGGTACGTGTTCTCGGAGTTACTGAGGCTGTCGCTGCTGGTGCGATTGCTGTTGGTAACATGGTTCAACTCGAAGCCACGGGTCAAGTCTCAGCATACGTGGCTGCGTCTGGAAAGCGAATCGTCGGTAAGTGCGTAGGTGTGCCTGCAACCAACCCTGGTGATCGGATCTCGCTTTTGATTGAGCCGGTCGCTGGACTTGCATAGAAAGGGGGTGAGTAAACACAGTGTACGATCCTAGTGGTCTTTACATCGATCCGGTACTGAGCACATTCTCGGTGTCGCTGCCGATGGAGCAGCAATACTATGGGATTCGTCTCATGCCGGAGACACCTGTTAGAACCAAGTCTGGATACTACCGTATCTATGACCGTTCTGACTGGCTGGTTACAGAAGATCGGCGTGAGCCTGGTACAGTTGCTCACGAAGTTGTCGGGTTCAAGTGGTCACAGGACAACTTCTTCACACGTGAGCACTCACTCCAAGTTCCAATCTTCGACGAAGAAAGACAACAGCTGTACAGCCTCGGCGGTCTTGCAGATCCGGTGTTCGGCGGTGTGCAAATCCTTGACCCTGAGCAGAATGCAGTTGACAAGATCGTTCGTAGTATCATGATCAATCATGAGAACAAGGTTGCAACTGTTCTCCGCAATACTGCGAACTATCCTGCCAACAACACTGTCACGTTGTCCGGTACATCGTGCTGGGATAACTATACGGCTACCACAATGCCGTATACAACGTCTGATCCAGTGTCCAACATTCTGACCGGGATGCGCGCTGTGTACTCAGCTACACTACGCTGGCCGAACGTTCTTGCTATTCCTACTCAGGGTCTGTCTTACATCGAGAATCATCCGAGAATCATCGATCGTTTCAAGTACTTCGCTCTTACATCGCCTGGAGCATTCCAAGCAATCACAGGCTTCGAGGGCCAAGTCATCCTTCTGGACTCAACATACAACGCGGCACAGAACATCGATGCGACACTCAATCTCCAGTGGTTCTGGGGTAAGGACGTGTGGCTTGGTATCGTGGATCCGACGCTGGGCATGAACGTCATGACGTTCGGTAAGACATTTGCTCAGATTTATCCCGATGGTACCACACGTCCGACTGAGCGTTGGCGTGAGGAATCTCGTAAGGCGGATATCATCCGCACGAACTTCGCATACGACTTGAAGGTCGTTGCTGCTGGTGCCGGATATCTCATCAAGCAAGCGTTCTCTCCGACTGCCTGGTAGGGGGTGATGAGATGGCTGGTACAATGTATGCATGGTCAAACTTCGTAGCTGGTTTGGATCCAAAGACAAACCAGTATGCGTTCCGCGCGAAGCCTGGTGATGAAATCTCACAAGATGATCTCGAATGTAGCGACGAGGAATGGGATGCAATCGTCGCGATGGGATCGGCTCGTGAGCAGGAATATCCGAAAGCTGTTGCTGACGGATCATATCCTGATTCACCGAACAAATACTTCACTGACCAGATGGCAAAGGCAGCAGAAGGACTGCTATCTGGTGATGAAGTACAAGAACTGACAAGTGCTGGTATCATGACTCCTGTTCCAGCTGAGCCTGAGCCGCAGAAGGCCAGCACTTCTTCAGCCGCGAAGAAGTAACAGATAGTCATGAACACTAGCAGGTTAGAGCCACCAAAGACAAAGGAGGTTCCCTCCGGTTCCTCTCAATCTGCGGTGGCTCAACCTTCACCATCTGCTCTGCTACCTCATGGTCAGTGTGTTGTTGGTAACGCGCGTGGCAACAAACTGATCGTCATGCCGGGAGTGTTCATGCATGGCTAGTCCTCCAACATTGTATGTGGTGTCTTTCAAAGACTACGATCTGCCTCCACGGTTTGATGATGTTCAGTGGACGCAGATTCGTATCGATGAAGGCACAGCACCAACAGGGCCGTGGAATCAGATTGATCTGCTCAATATCGATCCCACGATGGATCCTGCGAATCCCGAGCCTATCTCATTCACCACAGAGAAGGCTACGCTACCAGCAGGACAAGGCTGGTATCAGGTGTTCTTTGTCGATGCTGACGGCAATCTGTCTGCAACTGAGCCTGTGTTCAATGCAGGGCCAATCGAGATTCTCGCTAGCCTTGATGATATCAACAGCTACCTCGATGGTAAGGTAATCGAGGCAGACGCACAGAACACACAGTACGTACAGGTTAGTGTCAATCGTGTCGTCAAAGGCTTCCTGGCACGCAACTTCGATCCTGTTACTCTGTGTAGTTGGGCTAGTCCTGAGGTTACGCCTGATGTTATTCGTGAGATTGCAGCCATGCTCATCGCGAGTCAGGTGTACTTCGATGCTGCTGCACGATCATCACTAGACTTACCTCCAACGAACTTCTCTCAGATCCTCTATGAGCGTGCAATGCTGTTGCTCAATGAGGTTCTCGTTGGCGAAGTTCCACTGTATGTGCCTGGTTGTGGTGATCCCACAGCAGTTCCACCAGTTCCACCAGTACAGATCATGCCAATCAATCCTGAGGAAATGGAGCCTGTTGACTATTTCCCGATTGATGCCACAGATCGTGCGTTCACCATGAGTCAGAAGTTCTAGTGCCTGAGATATTCGTCACTGATTACGGCACACCGAAGATCGTAGCAGATCGTCTGCTTGAATCTGGTGCTCGCGTGGATACACTGGAAACAGTGTGGGAAGTCATCAAGCTTGATCTACTCAAAATCACTGAAACTCAGATCAGCTCAGGTGGACGACGTGGTGGTGGATCGTATCGCAAGTTGCAGGACGAAACAATCAGGAAGAAGGGTAACGCTCGGATTCTGTATACTGCTGGGTCTAGGGAAGTGTACGACAGGATCGACAGCGATGCATTGGTTCGCAGCGTTACCGTAGATCGTGCACCGTTTCAGATTTGGGTATCTACCAAGGATAGCTTTGAGTTCGGTACTGACAGACCTTGGGCGTTTGTGCATCAGTATGGGTCAGACTACAAGAATCGCCCAGCTAGACCATTCTTGCGCTTGTTGCCAACAGATGCCACCAAGTACAGGGATATGATAGCCACGTACATACTGGAGCCATTCGACAAGCCTGTAGAGCCTGTTGGCGGTGAAGAAGAACTATGAGTGCTGTAGCTACAAGCGTTAGTCCGATCTTTGGCCGCATGTTGTCTGCTGCCACGATTGAGGATGCTGTGATCGTGGTCATGCAGACGTGGTTTCCGACGTATCTCGCTGAACAGGAGAGACAGACTGGTATGCGCGCTGGTTCGCTACCACCGCCAGAGAACTACATCAATCGCAATAGCTTTGAAACGCTTGAAGGCGAGCAGATGCCGAAGATCGTGGTAATGGCAGAAGGTCTATCAGGTACGCCAGGCGCGAATGGTTCACACGTATACAGAGCTACTTGGAACGTTGGCGTAGGTGTCGCTACTGCCGCAAAGACTGAGGAAGTTTGCAATAGAATGGTCAAGGCGTATGGTGCTGCTGTGCGAGCCTTAGTCTTGAATAAGATGGGCACGCAGAACATCATCGGTGTCGCAAATGTCAACTGGACACAGGAACGGTATCCGTCTATCACTATCCCGAGTCCAATACAACTGTTCAAGGCCGCGAATATCTCGTTCACGATGGACGTGGAAGATGTGGTTCATAAGTATGGTGGGCCACCTGTGCCATCTCGTGCAGTTCCTCCGCCTTGGCCAGAAGTCGAGACTGTCGATATCGAGACAGATATCGTGCCCGATGATACAGTGTTTCCTACCTCTTGAAAGGAGGTGAATAATGCCAAGTACTCCGAAGGCTGCTGCAAAGGATGAGGAGCCTGTTGTTGAGACTGAGAATCTCGAAGCTCCTGAGGTTACTCCACATGCTGCACCGCCAACAGGCCCTACGCTGTATAGATGGATCGGTGATTATGCAGCACACTTTCCCGATTCAACAAACTCGGGTCTTACACCCGTAGCTGAGGTTGGTGGCTACATCACACTCAACATCGATGGCTCTGATCCTCACATTTCGGAGTTTTGGGATGAGGGCTTGCTCATCGACGCAACAGGCGTAACCCCACCAGCATAGAAGGAGGTGAATAAATGTCAACCGTTGCTTACGCAAGACCTGGAGTAAGTGTCAGTATTCTGGAGACTCCGACGCCTGCGTCGATTCCTCTTGATACTGGCATGTGGTTCGCGTTGGGCACAACAGACAGAGGCCCAGCGGGTACTCCGGTTCTGATTCAAAGTCTCACTCAGTTCATCACATCGTTTGGCCAGCGTCAATCGTATAGCGTTCTATACGATGCAATCGAGACTTTCTTCCGTGAAGGTGGGGCTGAGTGTTACATCAGCCGCGTGGTGGGGCCTAATGCCACCACGGGATTCAAGAACCTCAATGACGCTGGCGCTCTTGTTTCTCTTATCGCTAATGCTATTGGGCCTGGTGCCTGGTCGTCTGGATATATGGTTGGTGTGGTCGCTGGTGTTGCTGGCGGTAGTTATCAGATCCAGGTAACTGATACCAGCAACAACGTGTTGGAGCAGAGTGGCGATCTTCTGGATCAACCGTCTGCTGTAACATGGAGCAACTACAGCAACTACATCAGAATCAGCATCGGCCCATCTGCGAACCTTCCTGTCAATGTCGCGCCTGCTGCACTCTCCGCAGGTAACGATGACAGAGCGAACATCACTGATACTCAGTGGCAGAACGCTCTGAATGCAATCGGAGAGCAGTACGGGCCTGGTCAGGTTTCCATGCCTGGTCGGTATTCCACGGTTGCATACAACCAGCTCACAGGACACGCACAGACCAACAATCGAGTAGCACTACTGGATCTACCCAACTCGGGTACAGTCGCTACTCTGCAAGGTGCGGCTGCTGGTATCAATAGCAGGTTTGCCGCAGCTTTCTGTCCTTGGGTTGTGATTCCAGGTGTTACCACTGGAACCACACGAACCGTTCCTCCGTGTGCGTTCATCGCTGGTTTGCTCGCACGCAACGATCCGACGCTTGGCCCTGATACTCCTGCTGCTGGTAACAACGGACAAGCCATGTACGTCGTGGATTTGTCACAGCCTGACTGGAGTGACAGCCAGCGCACATCACTCAACACGCAAAGCTGCAACGTCATCCGCCGTATGTTCGGTGGTATCCGCAACTACGGTTGGCGCTCACTTACCAATGCTACCACTGATCCTGGTTGGGTAGACTTTGGTAATGCTCGCCTGTATATGGATCTTTCTGCTGAGTTGGATGCAGTTGGCGAACAGTACGTGTTCATGCCCATTGATGGTCAGAATGGTGCGACCATCAGTGCATTCCACGGATCGCTTGCTGCTGTTCTGCTGAATCACTACAACAAGGGTGATCTGTTTGGTGACTCAGCTGACCAAGCTTTCTCAGTTGATACAGGCCCGTCAGTGAACACTCTCGCAACCATCGCAAACAACGAGCTTCATGCAGTTTGTCAGGTGAAGATGAGTCCTATGGCTGAGTGGGTACAGATCCTCATCGCCAAGCTGCAAGTCACGCAGACTATCGGCCCTGGTGGCTGATATCTATGCGTACTGAACTGAATCGCACAGAGGTCATCTTGATATTGATCCTTCTTGCGATCTGTATCTGGATGATCCATACTTGGTAAAGGAGGTGAAATAGTGGCTGGCCCGACTTACGCGAGTTTCGCTACTCGTGATGCTGGAACAAGAGCCGATACCTGGGAAGTAATCGTAGAGCTAGGTACAGGCTCAAGCATGGTACAGCTTGGCATTTGGGACAAGAAAACTGGTGGTGACCTTGACTCTGATGAAGTCAAGTATTACCCCGGTGGCATGGCTCCTGTCGAAGCTCTCGGTGGTAGGTTGAATCCTACCAACCTCACAATCCAGCGCATCTACGACCGCATCGATGATGGTGCACACGTCACACAGTTGTTGAATGGCGTGGGTAAGGAAATCGTCACGGTTACACAGAGAGCACTTGATCTGAATGGTGTGGGTATGCCTAAGCGCGTCATTTGGACTGGTATTCTCAAGAGAGTGAGAGTTCCAGATGTGGACTCAGAAACCACTGGCGCTGCCCTTATTGAAATCGAAGTTACAGTCAATGCTGCACCCACGTACTCGTAAGGTCACATTCGACGTGAGGAATACATTTGCACTCATTGCGCTGGTGTGTTTCCTCGTCGCAATGTTGAAGTACACGGACTGGTTGTTTGGGCCACAGAATGCAAGCTCATGGCTAGCTGGTGGCCTGCTCGCGTTTGCAGTTAGTTGGATGTTTTCGGAGGCGCCACCAAGCTAAACATAACCGTATCACTTCTGTCATGAGAAAGAAAGGAGAGACGTGACAGATAACACTGAGGAGTATCCTCCACCGTATAATCGTGAGAGCGAGGCTCCTACGCAGATCAAGCCACCCTCGCAGGAAAATGGCGACGTTGATATTGAGGACGTGCCCCCTGTGCAGGGTTTTACACCGGGGGCCGATTATTCGGTTCTCGATACTTTCAGGCAAGAGCTACAAGAGCTAGCTGAGGCTGAGGACGTTCTTATCCCTGTCAAGGGATATGAAGCCACAGGCTTGCAGATCAAGTATCGAATGCCTGAGAGTGGCTCGCAGTTGGAGAGAATCACGCGTGAGGTAACGCGCAGGTACAAGACGCCTTACGAGCGAAACTTGAATACTGCGATGGAGATGATGATCTATCTCTGCGAAGGTCTGTACGTTCAGCCGGATGGCGTGGACGAACCTGTCCCACTTGATTTCGAGGAAACTGGTCAGCCTGTACGTTTCGATGAGAGACTCGCTACTCTCATTGGATTGAGTGGTGACGGAGCACAGGTAACAGCCAAGATGATCGTCAGAAAGTTGTTTGGTAACAACGAACTGGCGATCATGACGCACGCAGAGCGTCTGCAACGTTGGCTGTCGAATACAAAAGCCGACCTCTCTGCTGAAATCTGGCAGTTGGGGGAATAGCAACGGGGGCACTTGATATGGCAGCTCAGCTGTGTGCCCTCGGATTACCAGGTATGAGATGGTTGGAGACAAGAGATCCACTTGAAAGGAATCTCATACAGGAGCTTGGTAAACGTGTTTTTGAAGAACGAAAGAGGCTGGATCACAATCTTGCTGTGGATATCGCCAACTGTGTAGGCATGTTGTTCAAGAAATAAGGACACATGGGACTAACTGACGTACAAGAAATCCTAGTTAGGCTACTGCTGCTTGGTGGCCCGCAATACAAGGCCGGAGTAGCCGAAGCCGCTGCTGCTACTGGTCTGATGACCAAGGAGCAACAGAAGCTTGCCGTGACTCAGGGTGAAAACGCTAAAAGGTCATGGGCACACAATCAGGCGATGTTCACAGCAAGACGGTTTGCTTTCTATGGAACGTTGGGTATGGCTGCTGCCGGCTTTGAAGCTCTGAGAATGGGCTTTAGGTACAACAGTGCTATGCAGACGGCTAGTATAGCGTTGCAACCAGTCATACATGGTCATCAGAACTTGCAGAAGGAAATGGGTACGCTGTTTGATATGGCAGCAGCGTCACCGTTCCAGTTCAAGGACTTGACTACATCGTTCCGCACGATGTACGCACAGATGCACCCGTTCGGATATGGCGTGGGTCAGGTAAATACCACGCTTCAAAACTTGATGAACTCTCTGGCTTATTCAGGGAAAACCTCGCCTCAAAACCTCAATCGCATAACCACAGCATTGTCACATATGGTAGCTGCTGGTCGTCCTATGGGTCAGATGATTACCAACCTGGCTAGGGACAACGTGCCTATCTATGCGGCTCTGGCTACGCAGTTCAATCTGTCAGCACAGCAAATCGCGCACATCGGTACATCGGGTCTAACGTCTGCACAGGTGATTGCAGCGTTGAACAACTATCTGGAAACAACGCCTGGTTACATAGATGCCGCAGTACGTCAGACTCATTCGCTACAAGGTGCGTGGACAACATTCAAAGACTTCTTGTCTCAGGGTGTTGGTGGTGCAGAAGGTGGTATATTCAGCGGTTTGACAAGAGCACTCGTTGGTGTCAACACCAGGATCTTTGACATGACCAAGACGGCTGGTGGATTCCACAGGAATGTCACGCTGACTGACTTCATCAACGCCATCGATCAACAACTGACTCCCAAGACTCACGTGATCTTGAATCTGTTCCTCATGTTGGAGGCTACTGTCAAGACTATCCTCACCATCTTCATGGGGATATATTGGGTTATCCAGCAAATCGGGAAAGTCATTGGTCTGATACCATTCTTCAAGGGAGGATCAGGAGTAGCGTTCCAAGTGATGGGTGTGTCACTCGGTGTGTTCCTGGTCGGACTCATAGCAGCTATAGCTGCCGTGAAATCGCTGGTGTTGGTCTTTGACTTGCTCAAGATCGCGTTGCTTCCATTCAAGGGACTGTTCCTAGCGATGCAAGTTGCCACTGGTGTTCAAGACATACTTGGTACAGCTCTCGGAGCAGGAGAAGTTAGCGGTGGTCTTGTTGGTTTCCTAGCTAAGTGGAAATCTTACGCTCTAGCACCAGGAGAAGGCGGAAAAGGATTCGCGAACGTTGGCCCAATGGCAAGATTCGGTCGCACTATATGGGGCGATGTTGGTATAGCTGCGCTTTTGGGTCAAATGGGACAAGGAGTGATGTGGCTATCGAAGATCACAGGAATCTCAAAGCTGTTTGGTGATACAGCTGAAATAGGTGGAGTTGGAAACACGATCAAGTCGATTGCCGCTACCTTCAAGGACGAAGGCTTTGTAGCAGGTATCAAGTCTGTCGGTGGTGCAATGAATAATCTGTGGAGTGCAGTATTGAACTGCATCTCCTCGTTTGCGGTGCTTGTGGGAACTAGCATCAAGAGTGCAGCTGTAGCAGTATGGAACTTTGCAACCACACAGATGAAAGCACTATGGACTGTGATCGCGGATACTGCTACAGCCATCTACGGCGCTCTGATTCCAGCTCTACTGGATTTGATCGGCGTGGAAACGATAGCCGACATACTCAATCCACTTATGTGGGCAGCTCTGGTAGTAGGAGTCATAGCTACGCTAGGTGTGTTGTACTGGAGATGGAAGGCGTTTCACGATGCAGTCAACACAACCTTCCAGTTCCTGAAGGATCACTGGATTCCAGTCCTAGTGATAGCACTCACGTTGTTCGGATTCATCACCATACCAATCATGTTGTGGGCCGCAATCGGATATGCGATCTATAAGGCATGGGGGCCATTCCTCGATCTTGTTCACACGCTGTGGGGTTACTTCAAGGATATAGTCAACTGGTTGAAAGGCCCGCTTGGTGGTATCTTGGGCTTCATTCAGCATCCGATAGGTACCACGCAGCACTGGTTAGGCATCACTCCTACGCATGGTGCGCTTCCAGTAGCAACACACCAGTTGCCTGGTATGCTTCCTTACAACGTTCGTGTGCATTCTCAGGATCGCAGAGCCATCTCACGTCATGGTGGAGTGTACGGTGCCACTGGTCAGATCATCAACAATGCTGGCCCTGTGAATCCGGTGACTGGTGCAGGATTGCCAGGTATGCTCCCTCCGGGTGATATCAACGTGAATCTCGTAGTTGACAGGCAGATTCTTGCCAAGGCTGTTGCTCGTGCTAACCAAGACTACGCAGCGAGGAAGTAATGCCAGGATTTGACGCCAGCAAGTATTACATGATACGCGCATCAAATGGCTTCGTTGTCCAGGTTGGACGTGGTACGGATCCTCCGATCATCAAATCTGGTGGCGCTAGATACACTACAGTTCAGCGTCCCAGGCGTATGTCGATGATTCAGTGGGATGGCGATGATCCGTGGCAAATGGATGTGCCTGTCATGTTCGACGGTTGGATCGAAGGTTTCAGCATTGAACGTGATATCCAGATGGTGAATGATTTGGCTAAAGCTCCAGGCGCATGGGTAGCTCCTGCTACTATTCAGATAGATGGTGGTCTGCCAGCTAAAGGTGGTACTTGGATACTCACAGGAATCGACTACGGGACTGAGGTTATCTGGGATACCGATAAACACGGTTACGCCTTTAGATACAGGCAAGATGCTGTTCTGCATCTTCTCCAGTATATCCCTGAGACTGTACTACAGATGCTTCGCAAGCCTGGCACGACTACACCTTACTACGTGAAGCATGGGGATACGCTGGCTCAGATAGCTCAAGAGTGGTACGTGAGTCCACAGGCTATCATGAAGAAGAACAAGATTCGGGATCAGAAGTCTATCAAGTTCGGTCAGTTGCTTCTGATTCCACCGTCTATGTTCGGGCCGATGCCTAGTAGCTTGCCTGGAGCATACTCAAACTCCAAGAGCTTCCAGAATCCTGGTAGTCCTGAGCAAAAGCGCAAGACGAAGATCAAGTACAAGTACTGAGTACACAGTGACCCAGCCTAAGAAAACAATCACGACTGTCAGTGCTCGTCAAAAGCTGGAGCTTTCCCAGCTTACGACTCAAGCCATACAGCAAGAGGGCATGGGCACTGATATCGATATGACTGACTTCGCGCTGGAGTTTGAGAAAGCTCTGCTTGTACCACACTTGGCAGAGAGAATCACAGATGCCAAGATCAGCCGTTCGATGGAAGTATCATCAATCCTCACGGTCGTCGTAAACGACTACGATCGCATGTTACTATCAAGCGATCAGTTGGTGAATGGACTGGACGTGCAGATTGACGGGCTTTGGTTTAGACTCACAGGCTGCGATAAAGCTGGTGATGAGCTGACTCTCACGTTTGAAGATCGTGAGATAGCTGTGCTGCGAACGTACACTAGCTGGAAGATTGCTAGCCGCGATCAAGTCACACGCGCCGAGTTCATCCTGAGTCTTATCAAGCAAGTCAGGGAGTTCAACATTCCGTGGGTAATCCCTGAACTGGCAGACGTTCAACCATTGCAGGCATACGACGGTGATCCTGTTGGTGTCAACGTTCTCCAGCAGAAACTCAAAGGCTTGCCTTACAATGCTCCGAATAACTCCGTTGGTGCGGTTACTGGCCCTAGTTCTCTAACTGGCCCATCTAGCGCATGGTACAGGCAAACGGCAGTTGGTAAGAAGCTAACATCGCAAATGCCTAAAGGCTTGCCTGTCTGGAGTGCTGATCCAAACCAAGGCCCACACGGATTCACTACTTCTCCTGCTACTCCATTCCAGTGGCGAATGGGTAACATCATCATAGGTGCGTGTCAGCAGATGACACCGAAGATACCGCGCAAGCTGATCGTCTGCTGTATTGCATCGGCTATGGTGGAAACCACGCTCGACAATACTGCTGGTGATCCGAGTGATCCTGCTCATAACACCAGCACAGGACTGTATCAGATGCAATACTTTTGGGGATCATATCAAGATCGTCAAGATCCTGCTACATCTACGAGGATCTACGTTCAGCATCTACAGGGGACAATCGCAGGATATGGCCCAGGAGGCATCAACACAGACGTTGGTACAATCTGTGCTGATACAGAAAATCCAGCAGCGTGGGCTAGATGGAAGTACGGATCTGCTGCGCCTTACGCAGAAATGTGGGTCAATGCGGCTGGAATCGTTGGTGGTAACTTCGAGATGCCTGGTGCTAGTGCTAATGGTCAAGCTCCTACAGTTCCGAATGGTAGCTCGTATTACTTCTGGCGTGGTAACATCATCGATCGTTCAGGTCAAGAGATTCGTCAGCCTGAGAGTAGTTGGGACTGTATCGTGAGACTCGCACAAGAGGTACAATGGCGAGCTTTCTTCGTTAGCGGCACGTTCTACTACATCAGCGATGATGACCTAATCAAGCAGCAACCGTTGCTCATTCTGAATGAGTTTGATGATGGTATCGTTGACGTTAGTGGAGATTTCTACACGAACAAGAAAGCTGGTACTCTGACTGTTACTGCGCGTGCTGGTAGATGGACAGTGCCACCAGGAAACGTCATAGTTGTGCAGGATATGGGCATCTACAACGGACGGTGGTTGGTCAGTGAATATGACCGTGGCATGTTTGACTTGAATGCCACGATCACATTGACTCGACCGATGCCAAAGCTACCTGAGCCTGCGCCTGCTAACGGTAACGTCGGTGATCTACAGCCTTCGTGGGTTCCTGGCTATACCAAGGCTGGTGCGAGTGTGTCTACTGGAACTACTACCACTAACCAGGGTACTACGCTTGGGCCGTCTGTCAACTTCACTGATACGGCGCAATCACTTGCTCAGCAGTTGTTGGCTTGCTATCACAAGGGAACGTACAATCCTGATAATCCTGGTGAGCTTCCGCAGATACAAGCTTCTGCTCAAGGTCAGCCAGTCATCAATGCTCAGGGTACGCCTGTGTATATCGATGCCAAGGTATTCGCTATGCTTCTGTGGCTCATCAACACCAATGGATTCACGATCGGTACGTTCGCTATGTGCTCTGACCACAGTTTCGATAGTATGAAGGGTCATGCAGGTGGGCACGCTGTTGATATCTCATCGATCAACGGACTAGCGATAACTTCCGATACTCAACAGTGCTACGACAACGTGTTCAAGGTAGACACGCTTCTGCACAATGTCCAGGGTATGCTCCATCCGTGGCAGCTAATCTCCGGCGGATACGGCAATCACCGCAACATGACATTGACAGCACTATGTCTCGATGGTGGTACAAGTATCGGACCAGAAGCGTACTACGGAGATAGCACGCTATCCGAGCATTGCAATCATATCCATTGCGGGTACTGATATGTCGTATATGAAGCAAGCCACAGAGAACATGGTCAACACAGCTTTCCAGCGTGTGTGGGCTGGTGTGATTGCCACCAATGCCAAGGATATGGGTGATCCTGTATCTGTCGTCATTCCTGGCATGGACGGTGGTAACATGCGTTGGGAGAAATGTCACTGGAATGTGCGTGACATGCTCACGCTGCCTGAGCGTGGTATGCCGTGTCTCGTTCATCTAAATGACGAGGGTGTGTTCTGGATTAGTGATTGGTGGCCTGGTGGCCCATTCCCTGTGAATGAGGGCGAATGGCTCAAAGGTCAAGAAGGTAGCGTAGTTTGGGCACCAATCACGGTAGACGATGTTATCGGCCTAACCACACGTTACCAGGATAACTGGCGTTGGAATAGAGCTACGAGTGGCGCGCCTGGTAACGGTGACGTGCTCATCAATACTGGAGCTTGGGAATCAGCAACGATAGTCAACATCTCAGAGCAGGCGACCAACAACACCGATTACGGTAATGCCATCAAGCAAATAAACATCGGTGACGTCATCATTCTTCAAGATCAGGCGAATGCCGATAATATCGGACGCTTCACCATTACCGGCACCCCTGTTCAAAACGGCACAGGAGCAACGTCTTGGTGGCAGTTCCCAGTTGCATATGATACTGGCTCAGGAGTACCACCAAACAATAATGCGATTACTACCGTCATTCTCTCGATTGCCAGAGGTGGCACAGGTGCAGGAGCAGGACAAGCAGAAGAATGGCACGCTGGTACAGGAGCACCACCTACTACACTAGGTAGCACTGGTGACTTCTATCTTGACAATGGGTCTGGCAATGTCTATGAGAAAACGGGAGTAACGGTTTGGACATTGCAAACGAACATCATGGGGCCAACAGGCAATACTGGCCCAACTGGCCCACAAGGGCCAACTGGTAACACAGGCCCACCGGGACTAACAGGCCCAACTGGTGCTACTGGTGCAACTGGAGCCACAGGGCCAGCAGGTCCACAAGGTGCAACAGGTGCAACAGGTGCTCAAGGCCCACAAGGCCCACAAGGAAACACAGGTGCTACAGGCCCCCAAGGGCCAGAAGGCCCGACAGGAAATACAGGCCCAGCAGGTACTAGAGGATCATTGTGGGAATCACAAGCTGGTGCTCCACCAGCAGGCGGTACTCCACAATCAGGTGACCAAGCTCTTGATACAACAGCGGGAGATGTGTATCAATACTCAACAGCTTGGGGTAAGACTGGTAATATCATGGGGCCAACTGGCCCAGCAGGCCCAACAGGGCCAGCAGGCCCAACAGCTGGTTTACCTGCTGGTGGTGCAGCAGCTACCATTCTTACCAAGCATAGTGCCACTGACTATGATACTATTTGGGCGCCACCTGCACCAAGTGGGTCGCAGATCACGTATCGTGGTGTATACTCACCTACGACAGCTTACAATGATGGCGACATAGTAGTTGGAACAGATGGAAACACATACCAATGTGTCCTTCCGGTAACGGGTACTGCTCCAACTCAATGGCAAGCGCAAGGTGTTCCAGTACCGACACCGATAGTCAATGGTCAGTGGGTCAAAGGTGTAGGTGGTGCTGTCGTTTGGCAAGCGATCGGGCTTGGTGATCTTCCTCCATCTGCCACTAATGGACAGTTTCTCAAGACTGTTAGTGGTGCTGCCACTTGGGCGCAACCAACATCGACTGATATCGCAGGGCCGACAAATAATCAGTACGCTCTTAGAAGTGCTCCGAATGGACTCGGTAACTGGGTAGCATATCCACAAGTTACAGTAAGTCCATTCTCAGGTGCAACACCAGCTAGTCCGAATGCTGGCGATATATGGATCGCAACGAACGTTCCTTGTCCAAGTGCGCAAACTCAGCTTGTGTGGCAGTTCATCTGGACTGGCGCTTATTGGGTGTTCACAGGTGGTGGGCCTTGGTACTACTATGCTGGAGGCTCTACAGCTTCGGCACAGGGTTGGCAAACACTTCCTCCCGGCGTTACAGATATCAATCTTCCCCATGCTGGACAGTATCAGGTAGACGTTCATTTGATGTGGTATTCGGCAGGGACTCCTGTGTCTGGTTGGCCGCAGCTAATCGTCGGTTTGGGTTCGGGAGCAATAGGCAGCCCACAATGGTACATTGCTTCCGAACACTACTACTGTGCGTACTCAGGTGCGGGTTACTGGAAAGATATACACGGAACTAACATCTGTGCTCTGGTGCAAAATACAGCGTATCATTGGATGTTTTATGAATCCAACAACCAATGGACACCCAATACAACGACAGTCGTGGTTCGTCCAATCTATCTGACAACATGACTGATACGCCTACAGTAGATCAACAAGCTGCACCACCAACCTCAACACCTTGGGTACAGGTGTATGGTGCTACTGGCCCAGCTGGATCACCACTCCAGTATAAGGGTGCGTACTCAGCTACAGCAGTTTACAACAGTGGTGATATCGTCATTGATCCACAAGGAGTTGTGTACGAGTGTGTAATCCCTGGTACAACGGGAGTAACTCCAACACCTTGGCAGACTACGATGGTGCAGCCCGGAATCCCACAACCAGTGGTAAATGGACAATGGATCAAAGGCGTGGGCGGTGCAGCTATCTGGTCACCTATCACTGTTCCTGATCTACCAGTCAATATTCCACAAGCTAATCTTCAGGGTTCTGCAACTGCTGGTTATTATTCCAGGACTGCGACTGCTGGAGCAGCGCCTAGTTGGCAAGCACTTGTACCAACTGATCTTCCGACTCGACTTGGTGGCGGTCTGGGAGCAGCACCAACTCGGACACAACCTGTCACAGATTGCAATGCTCTTACAGAAACAGGTTGGTACAACGGTTCTAGCGTTGCCAACTCTCCGGGCGGTAGGGGTGACTGGATCTTTGTTATGCATATGTCGCACTGGAACAGTGCTGGAGGCTCCAGTGTGCCTGGTTGGTACACGCAAATCTGTTGGACTATGCAGCAAAATCCACCGGCCAAGTGGGAACGCTCCTGTATTGGTGGTACTTGGCAACCCTGGACTAGTTATACTAATACGCAGAGAATGGAAACCGGCTTCGCACAGTTTGGACTTAGTGCTGGACAGAAGTACGATTGGGCGACAAACTTCAATCAGGCGTTTGGTGCTAATCCAACCGTCATCTGTTCAGCCGGTACTACCGCTGTTGGCGACGTAAGTGGTAATACCTACGGTAACCAAGTCAACTGCGGTGCCTGGGTTTATTCGCTCAACACAGCAACCGTGTGGTTTACGATCTACAACGGATCAAATGGCAACTACACCATCGACCTCAACTGGATAGCGATCGGTAGATGACTGATCTGGAAGTTACTCCGCAAGCACTAACGATCCCGCCTACTACAACACCGTGGGTACCGATTGGTAATGCTTACGCGCCTCCTGTTGCTGGTGCAACGCGCGTTGGTAGAAACACACCATATGCGTTCCCAAACAACAATAACTCGCCAGTCTGGTTTGATGCCGTTCGCTACGATACACTCGGAGCGTGGCAACCGCAGAATAACAATCACTGTCTCTTTATCACACAGACAGGAATGTACTCCATATCGGGAACGATTGCTTGGGATACTGTTGCGGCTGGTACCCGTCGTCTTGGACAACTTTACTCAAACAATGTAGGTTTGCTTGCTGAAGCAGGACATTGGGGTGAAACGATAACTTCTACAGCAGGTGGTTATAACGGTTCGCACAATATCAACATAGCTACAACGGCCTTCTTGCAAGCTGGCGATCAGGTTTATCTCTATGGACTGCAAGACTCTGGTGCTGCACTCAACGTGCGCTCTCAGCTTTACAGTCCCACACTCATGGATTATATGACCGAGTTTGCAATCTCACTACTTGGTGGGCCACAAGGAATAGCAGGGCCACCTGGTTTGACTCCTGCGTATCGTGGAACATACTCAGCAACAACAGCATACAATCCTGGTGATATTGTTGTAGGGCCAGATGGATTCGCATACGAATCTCTGACAGCACAGACTGGTGTGGCGCCTGTTGCCTGGGGGACTGTTCCTCCCATACCTTATGGAACAAGTCTGCCCGGTACGCCGGTAGATGGACAAGAAGCAATCCTCGTAAGTTCAATCACGAACCCAACCTATACATGGCGCTTCCGTTACAACGCTCAGTCAACTTCGGCATACAAATGGGAGTTCATCGGTGGTTCTCCATATTGTATGAGTGCGAACCAGGGAGCATGGACTGGAGCTTTTACGATGGGAACAGGTGGATGGTCAATAGGGCCGAGTCCATGTCAGTTCAATACGCCTCGACCTGGTGATTACTACGTTGTGCATGGTGGGCAAATGCAGGTTGGGGCTGTCGCAAACTGGGTAGCAGTCGCGGTCGCAAGATCAGGTGCGAATCCCTGTACCGCAACTCAGGTTTATCAGAATATGCCAGGAATCGGTAATCAGTACAGCTATGCTTTCTCTGACAAGGCAACAAGTGTTGGATCATCCGATTGGGTTGCTGCTACTTATTCAACTTCTGATACTGCCTTTCAAGTTGCCAATCGCTATATGCAGGTAACTCCAGTGAGGGTGTCATGACTGATACGGTTGTTGAACCACAAGCTGCACCATCGAATCCAACCTGGGTACCGATTGGGCCAACGTCTGTTGCTGGTGCTTTACCAGCATACTCTTTCCAGGCATGGTCTGGTGCAACTGTTGCTATGGCAGCGGGTACTTGGACAACTGTACCGATTCCTGCTCCTGGTGTTTCACAGCCACCCGGAGCATTTACAATCAATACCAACGGAGGCATTGTAGTACGTGATGCTGGCCTCTATTCACTCAAAGCAGTCTTTTCATGCGCTGCTTCTCCGGCTGTCACTGGATACATTGAATGTATGTTCGCCAGTTCGTACAATAACTGGACAGGTCAGTATGGTGGCTCTCAATCGAGTTCTGTCCCCAACGCTGCCGGACTAACTTCAAATCTCAATCTAGCCCATGATCTTCAACTTCCAGCAGGTGCGGTCATCTATTTGAATGGCGCGCTGGGATCGGCTGGTAATGGTTACTGCTTCAGATTTGATATCAGCGGAATCTCCCAACAAACTCAAGCTCAGGGAATCCCACAACCAGTTGTTCAGGGACAATGGTTGAAGGGATCTGGCAATGCCGCGATCTGGGCACCGATTGCGGCATCCGATCTTCCCTCGCCTATCCCTCAATCACAGCTTGTCAACAACCTTCAATCTCCTGCACTTTCGTCTGATCTAAACCTAGCTACGGCATCTGGCTGGTATCGATGCGACCAAGGCGGTGCGAACTCACCAGATAACACACAGTATTGGCACATATTCGTAATGAACATGTACGGGAATCAGATCAGGCAAATGGCTTATCAGATTGGCACCGAGCGCATGGCGACTCGTCGTATGGATTCGGGTACGTGGCAACCGTGGATCCTCTCGGATGGTGCTTGGCAAACTATTAGCTTGCTAAGTGGCTGGACGAACTACGGTGGTTCGTGGGGCACTCCTCGTTATCGTAAGTTGCCAACCGGTATTGTTATGACAGAAGGACTGGTTTCAAATGGTTCTCCAGCGGGCAATCTTTTCCAGCTTCCTGCGGGTTATCGCCCGAGTCAAGAACTTATCATGAACCAGTTCTGTAATGCAGGTACGACTCGATTGGATATAGGTGCTGACGGGAGCTGTTCGTTTCAGAATCAATCAACGGCTGGAGCTACTCCAGGCTCATGGACTTCTATTGTTATGTCATGGTTTGCCGATCAGTAAGGAGAGAGTATGAATGTGAACGTGCTGATCAATCTTGTAGCTGACGACAACTTCACCATGAATCCTGATGAAGCTGCCAAAGCGGTCATGGAAGCTCTCAAGGGCAATCCTTTGAACGATATGGTTACTGTCAGTGTAAGTGGAAGTGGGCAACACGGTAGCTTTGCGCCTGCGCCAGCACCACCACCACCAGCGCCAATGATGGCACCGCCTGCTGCTGATGAGTAACGTAGCTGTAGGTGTACTGCCAGGTAACCCGTATGTCACGTGTCCACACTTCGACATACCATTCAGGTTCGTGCCTAAGAATGGTGTTGCTGTAGTAGAGCAGGACACGTATGATGACGTGGCTAACTGCGTCGAAGTGATCTGTCGCACTCCGTTCGGTTTCAGGCTTGACAACCCTGACTTCGGATTTCCGAGTCTCGAACTCACCAATCAACCGATCCTCAGTGATGAAGTCGAGCAAGTCGTACAGAATCAAGAACCACGCGCTACGCTGCTTATGAGTGAGCAGCCTGATCTGGTTGACACAATGATCGACAGGATTACCGTGTCAATCCAAAAGCAACAAACCTCCTGAAAGGGGGTGAAATGGGCTATATCCGCATCCCGCTAGAAACCAATCCTGGCACACTAGCGCAGAATGTGTTTGATTACATCAACACACGTGCTCCTGATTGGGTGCCTAGCGATGGTAACCTCGATGTTTGGATCATCCGCGCGATTAGCCAGCTTGCGAGTGATAACCGTAACCTAGCAACTGACGTGCAGGATGATATCTTCCGGTACTTTGGCGCAAGTCTCGTAGGTTTGCAGCCCATCGATGCAACTTCAGCACAGGGCTATACCACCTGGACTCTGATGGATACATTGGGTCACACGATACCAGCGGGTACGAACGTAGGCATCGCTGATATCAGTGGGAACATCTATCCATTTCAGGTGCTCTACGATGTAGTTGTGCCTGTGGGTCAGAATGCTACTGCTGCTGGCGGTGTGACAATCATAGCTATCCAAGCCGGTGCTAGTGGTTCAGGGCTTGGTCAAGCTGGTTCAGCAGTTCAGCTAATCGATGTACTTGATTGGGTTATATCGGTTACGCTGGCTGGCTCAACATTCGGTGGTCAGGATGCTGAGGCTGACTCTGTATATCTGAACAGGCTTGCTCAGCATATGCAGCGTCTATCGATGCGTCCTATTCTGCCTGTTGACTTCAGTGCAATGGCTCTCGATGCTGACGCAAGCGTGATGCGAGCCGTTACTATCGACAACTACAACCCTGCCAACTCAACGTATGGTAACGAGCGCATGGTTACGGTTGTGTGCGTAGACGTAAACGGCAACCCCATCACAGCTACAGCCAAATCAAACGTCCAAGCGTATCTACAAGCTAACCGCGAAATCAACTTCATCGTGAACGTGATGGATGCCAACTATACCACGATCAACGTGGTGTGCTCGATTCACGTACAGACTGGCTATGATCCTACTGCCACGACCAACGCTGTTATCTCGCAGCTACAGGGTTATCTCGATCCGAATGCTTGGGCACGTGATCCTTCTATCATGGAGGACTCAGGTCCGAATACGTGGGTCGAGATGGATACATTGTACTACAACGAGGTAATCACAGAAATCTCAAATGTCACCGGAGTCGATCACGTCATAAGCCTGACACTCAACGGTGGTACAACTGACGTTACACTGACTGGCCCTGCTGCACTGACTAAGCTTGGAACCACTACAATCACCACGGCATGAGCGATTACGTACCCACTATAGTTTACTCGGACGTATCGCCTGAGTCACAGCCATCGTTCTATCAGCAGTTGTATGCTCTGATGCAGCCGATGTTCTACGACGATCCCGAAGAAGGCAATGCTCTCCAGATTTACCTGGAATCCATGAGTGACACGTACTTCCAGATCATCCAAGACTGGTCGAGTGATTCACCTGATAACCCACCTAAGCCTGGTTACTCGATACTCGTAGATGCTGATCGTGTGCCTGATAGCGCAGTTCCCTGGCTAGCTCAGTTCGTTGGAGTGTCAGTCACAGTTGGTATGACTGTGGACGGACAACGAGCACAGATGGTTGGTCTGTCTACGTGGAAACGTGGAACTGTGGCTGCGCTACAAGCTGCGCCTGTTCCGTTTCTTACTGGTAGTCAGACTGTGATCGTCAAGGAGAGAGACACAAGTCCTTATCACTTTGAAGTCGAAACGTATGCTTCTGAGACTCCGAATCAAGCCCAGGTATTAGCTGCGCTGTTGACTCAGAAGCCTGCGGGTCTAGTAATGGACTACGTAGTTTACTCAGGTCAGAAGGCATTTCAAGTTCGTGGTGGCTCTGCTGTACGCGGGACACCACCCGACGTTCTAAGGCTGGTGATCTAGTGTTCAATATCCCGAATGCCGCTGATGCGGAAGATGTAACACAAGCCCAGCCTGACTCGCGCGACTTCAATGCGATGATCGCTGCGGCTTTCGCAGGAACAGGCATAGTCAGTGGTTGCCAAGTAACAGCACAGTCTACGCCAAACATGACTGTAGCTGTAGCTGCTGGTAGCGTGGCTGTTGCTGGTACTACGGTAGCTGTTACTGCTGCTAATGTGACTATTGCCGCAGCCGATCCAACAAACCCACGTTTCAGTCTGATAGTAGTGAATGCGACAGGTGTACCGTCTGCTATGCCTGGTACGCCTGCCGCTGCTCCTGTGTTTCCTGATCCTGCTGGTAACTGTGTGCTTGCTGCTGTTCGTGTGCCTCCTGGTGCTACGTCTATCAACAGTCAGAAGATCGTAGACAAAAGGCTAGTCGCAGTTGTGCCTACTGTCTTTGGTGCTGGTAGTATCACAGGCCCGATGCTTGCACCAGGCTCAGTGGTAGATGCTACTATCGCAGCTAATGCAGCTATCCAGATCAGTAAGCTGTTGGGCTTTCCTAACAACGTTCAGGAAAGACTCAATGGTGATGGTAGCTGGTCTATCCCTGTGCTGGGTGGAATCAACCAACAGACCGGCAACTACACGATTCAGCTACCTGATAGCAACAGACTGGTTGAGATCAATGCAACGGCTGCAAATACTGTCACTGTTCCAAATGACAGCGCGATCTTGTTCCCTGTCGGTACACAGGTGAACATCGCACAGATGGGTGCAGGCTCAACGTTGCTAGCTGCCGCAACCGGAGTCACGCTGAGAGCTTACAACGGTAACCTGCATCTTGCAGGACAATACGCAGTAGCATCAGTCATCAAGCGTGCTGCAAATGACTGGTGGGTAGCAGGGAACATGGTGCCATGAGTACGATACCAGGCGTGCTTGATTCAACGGATGACATTCCTCCGACTGTCACGCTGACAAACCCGCCAGCCGGTAATGTAGCTGGTACAGTGACATTGCAAGCTACCGCTGCCGACAATGACAAGATCGCTAGCTGTCAGTTCACAGCAGACGCAGCGAACGTAGGTTCGCCCATTACTGCTCCACCGTACCAGCTAAGCTACGATACACACGCTCTTGTGAATGGAGCGCACACCATCGGTGTCAACGTAAAAGATAGAGTCCGAGGTAGCGCGTCTAGCTCACATGCTGTGACTGTGAAGAATGGCCCTGCTGTCAACTTCTATAGTCCTGGCAATGGAGCGACAGTCACCGGAACAATCTATCCTACAGCATACGTCACTAACTACGGTACTGGCGTAAGCGTGTTGTTTCAGTGGGATGGCAATAACATCGGTGGCTGGCAGAGCGGTGGCACAGGCTACTACCAAGTCGGTTTGGATACTCATGGGCTAGCTGTAGGCTGGCACACGTTCTCGTGTATTGCTCAAGATGCACAAGGCAATCAGACAGTAGCTCAGAATAGTTACTACGTGAATAACCAACCGCCCGGCGCTGGTACAGTTGCATGGGGTGACTACCAATATTGGGACGATTGGTATGATCCAAGCAATCCATTTTGGGACAGTGAACGCACTAACCCACAACCGTATGACGGTCAAGGTGGTACTTGGATCTGGAGTAACGTAGGAGCTAAGCTTGGGCCTATATATCTGCCTGGTAATCCAAATCCCACGTATTACCAAATGCGTGCGTGGTTCTCATGTGGTAGGACAGAAGGCGGTGATCCTGGTCAGAATACCGTCTATATCGATTGGAGAATAGCGGGTATTACTGACAATAACCAGGACGCAGGTGGTGAATACGGCTGGCAGAATGTCTGGGTGAATGGTGACTCACAATCACCACCACAAGACTACGGTAACTTTGGCCCATACGCTTATCCAAATGGTGGTGAGGCTTGTTACTGTAAACGTTGGGCTACCAACCCTGGTTGGAATACCTGCTTTGCTCTAGGTATCGGAATCTACTACGACTTCGTACCGAAGTACGCTAGTTAGACTCCACAAAAGTTAGGGGTGCGCCCGGTTCGTGATTCTCTCCCACGCCGAGGCTGCACCCCTAACACCTTTATATCAGATCAACCCACACAACCATGCTGTGTTGGGCCAAGGATACCACCCACGTGCGTAGTATCCTAACCTGCCTGCCTGCATTTGTGCCCACACAGGCCAGTTATCTGCTGTGCCCCACCTACGCAAGAAGCTCCCTCCGTAAGCTTCCATAAAGTTGTAATCCATTTGGAGTCCACCATAGTACCCGTTTCCCGTATCCGAGTTCCACGCACCCTCATGTGAATGGATACACAGCAGATCATTGGTTATGTAGTCAGTGCTGCTAGCTCTAGCTGCTGCGCCTCCTAGCGCAATAGCTAGAAGGACAGCAGCAACGACTATTGCTAGCCGTAACAAGTTATCTCCTCACATTTGCTTACCGGATGCCACTGAGTATGTTCAGTGGTAGCGCCAGTTATTTAGTCTCTCGACCTCCTTTCAGCTCTTTTATATCGTCCTTGAGGCTGTCTAGCCTAGCCTCAAGCCTTGAAACTTGTTCGCGTGTACGAGCGATCGCAACCCCTAGCGCGATTATAGCAACTATCAGCGCACCCGATATACCAGCGAGTAGCTGGTAAACTGAGCTTCCCCCTTGCGCTAACATTTACGTCTGTTCGTCTGGATCCTCGACTCCGTAGGTAGGTGTCATTCCAGGCAAAGGCATCGTTTCTACAACATCGGAAACGTGTGAGTATGGGCCAGATGCTTCATCCTCGATAGTATCAGGATGAGATGGTTCACGGCCTGCTGGCAGACTATCTGGCTCAGGCCACTTCACCTTCTCGAAGAACTTTTCCTTTGGAATCTTTGGCATCATAGTGCTGACCTCGCCATGTTCAGTACCTCGTCCATAGGAAAGCCATTACCACAATCGCTATGACTACCACCCCAAGCACCAAGGTCACGATGCTGACACACGCCATGCCCACTCCCTTGCGCTTGTGAGGCAGTAAGCTTAGTGATGGGAACACCGAAAGCCTTGCTTTCTTCGGCAATCCAACGAGCCACGTTGTCAAGCATGTTTGGATGATTGTGCCACTCAGCGGTAGTCCACGCAGCAAACGCACATAGCTCGATACTCACAGCTACAGGATTCGCGTTACCCTGCGTCCATGCCTTGTTTGGTCGTTCCACGTAGATACCGATTGTACCGACTTTATCATCGGCGCCGGCATGTGAAGAAACTTGGTTAGCTGAGTTAGCGAAGAAGTTACCAAGTGACTCGATTGTGCGCGCACCCTCAGCAGTATGCAGAACGATCAAACGTACAGTAGCACCACCACGTGAGCTGTAGCATGGTGATGGATATGCTACGCGCTTGAGTGGTTGTGATGATGGCTGTGATGGCGGTGGAGTATCCGTAGGCTCGTGACCACCAAACCTATCCCAAGCCTCGTTGATGAGCTTGACAGCAGTTGCATCCATCGCCATCTCACCAGCATGAGGTAGTGGTTCAGGAATGACGATACTCCTAAGCGTGTTGAAAGTCTTTTCACCGATCCAACCAGTGTCATCAACCTTCTGCTGACGTTGGATACCTGCTACACCTGTCTCTGGCACGTTACCTGACTTGCCATGTGCGAAGTTGTTGCTGTAGTCTTGATCGAATGTCTGCCAAGGCCAGCGACCTGCTCTGCTCACGGTACGCTTGTAAGCCTCGATATCAGGGCCATCCACAGAATGTGTATGACCATACTGGTTTGCGTCTGGAGGATATAGTGGTCGAGGAAAGCCATCTACCTTGACCATCGTAGCACCAGGATAACCCTTTTGCCACCACTCAGTCACTAGCATCACCCCATTTATCTAAGAGTTTTGCGAAGTCTTGGTCGCCACTGTTGTACTGGAATCCAGGCCCGAACGTTACCCATTGAAGCAGATGACGCATGGCATCCATACCATGTGGAATGCCACGCTTATACAGCTTACGGCTCTTGAGCACGTTATCGGAATAGTAGCTCTTGCCCTGTGCTGCCTTTTGCATGTAGAGGACGCACTTTCCTGTAGGCTCAGTTAGCTCGTACAGACGAGTCACGCCAATGAGCTGTAGCGGGAAGTAGTTGATACCAGTAGCGGCTCTGTGATGACCACCACGAAAGTCGAAATCTTCCATGACTATGATCTTCGGTTCAAACTCGTAGAGTCTGCGCCACAAGTCATCAACCTCATCAGTCATCTGGAATGGGTAAAGCTCGATCTGTTTCTTGTGCGTGATGTTGGCGTAGACATAGCCAGTCATCACGCCTGGGTCTATACCGATTACCTTCATCAGCTAAGCTCCTGCATAGAACCCCAGTTCTTGCCGACTGACAGTTCTGCGAGATATGGAAAGTCCCAGCCGATTGCATCCTTAGCTGCTGTTTCCATGCATTCCTGTAGCAACTGAGCTACCTCGTCCACGTACTGTTCACGACAGTTTACCAAGATTGAATCGTGAACTGTAATCCGCGGCTGAGCGACACTCCAATCGACTCTATCCGCAAAGTTACACAATGCCCAGAGTGTAATATTTGCCGCGATATTCTGAGGCAGAAAGTTGATTCCTTCCTTGACCACATGAAGTCGTGCGCTTTCGTCGGCGGGGATAACATAAAACCTGCGCTTGTGACCGAATGGTGACTGAAGCTCGCCAAGTGTCATCACCGCCTGTTCTATCGATTTAGTCCATTTCCACACATCAGGGAATCTATCCCACCAGAAGTCTAGGAACCGTTGAGCTTCATCCTGTGGCATATGATACATCTGTGCAAATGAGAAGGCCGATTGCCAATACGCCACACCGAAGTTGATGTTCTTGGATCTCACGTATTGCTCATACGTGTAATCATCACCATAGAACTCAGCCGCTACTTCTTTGTGGAGTGACCTATTGCTATCAAGGTAGATACCCCTAAGAGTTTCGTCTCCAGATAGAACAGCGATCGTGCGGAGTTCCGCTTGTGATAGATCACCGGAAATGAAAACGCATCCTGCATCCGGTATGAAACAAGAACGTATATTGGGTAGTCCTTCCTTAGTACGAGTGATGTTTTGGAGATTAGGATTGGCCGAGGAAAGTCTACCGCTTTCGGTTCCGTGGATTTTGAAGTCTGTGTAGATACGCCCATTTGGATAACGCTTGAGAACCAGCCCTTCAAGATACCGACTCCTTTGAGTATCGAGAGCTTTGAAATCATCGAGAGTCTGCGTGAACTGGTCAATAGCCATACGTCCGTTGTCATCCAGGCTTGTGCGATACAAGCCTAACAACATGGCTTCGCGTACCCACTTGTCCGTTGAACGCTTGCCAAGCCGCTCAATCTGTGGACGCATCAGATCATGTGTGACCCCCCAATCGTCATAGATCAGTGTCTCTAGCTGCTTAGGTGAGTTAGGATTGAGTCTAGGTCTACCTGCGATTTGACGCATGGAAGCCTTCTGCTCACGCAGCTTTGGGTAGACCTCGTACTCTAGCAGATCACAAGCTCTCTCCGCATCGTACAGATTACCCTGTAGTTCGACACGTGTGAGAGTTTCGGATAACCTGAGCAGTATGCTACGATACGGCTTGTCCCACACT